TGTTGTTGCTCGCGTTGCTCGTCGCGGACGAGCTCGGCGTGACCGCTACCTGCACGTACCGCTTCAGGCTCTTGGTGCTGACCTCGAACCGGCTGACGTTGACGGTCGCCGTGTTGCCGACGCCAGACAGCGTGTAGTCCGTGTTCTGGATCAGGCTGGCGATCGTGCCGTAGCTGCCGTCCGTGTCGGAGTGCTTCAGCGTGACCACGCTCGGAGCCGCCGTGTTGGCGATCGAGCGGTAGCCCACGTCCACCGACAGGGTGTCGTAGCCGAGGCAGTCGATGGCGACCGTCAGCGTGCTGGCCGAGTTCAGACCGGCAGCGTCCGTCAGGGCGACCACGGAACGAGAGTTGGCGAGATGGTTCACGGTTCAGGGTTCCTTGATGGTGCTGAGGGTCAGAGGATGAGGGCCACGACCGGACCGGCGGTGCTGGCGTCGCCAACGTCCGAGGTCACCGCGTCGTAGGACACCGTGGCCTGGAAGTACGTCTGGTCGAACTCGATGTACCGGTCGGTGCTTGCCCGGACGGCAACCTGCCGACGGAGGGCGAAGTGCGACGACCGCTTCAGGTCACCGAAGAGGGCCACGCACTGGGTAGCGGCGGCAGTCTTCCGCATGACGTTGTTGAAGAACACCGGCCAGCCCATGAACACCGGCCGGCGGACGCCGTCCACGATCTCGTTGGCCGAGGCACCGTTGCCGCCGAGGGCCAGCGACTGCATCGCCAGAGCGTGCATCTGCGGGGTGGTGTACCAGCCGCAGGTCGGGCTCTGCGCCGCGTAGGTCGGCAGCTTCGCGATCGTGTTCGCGAAGTCGTCGATCGTCAGACTGGTGACCGCGGTCTGGCTGGAGTCGTGGATGCCAGCCGTCAGCGTTTCGTTCTCGAACTTCCACTGAATGCCGCGGATGCCGCCGTAAGTGGAAGCCCCGGTCCCGATGAAGCCGTCTTCGTCGATCCGCAGGGCGATCGCCAGGGCGAACTCCTGGGCGACAAGCCCGGCCAGGTCGATGGCCGAGTCGTCGATCAGCTGGTTCGGAACGCGAGTACCAACGCGAACTTCCTTGCTGGAAAGCAGGACGTTGTCCGTCGCCATGTCCGAGACGGTCGTCTCGCTGTTGGCACCGGTGTGGTAGGCCGTGTTGCCAGCCGTCCGACGCGGGATGTAGAGCGTGTCGCTCGCCATCGTCAGGTTGTTCGCCTGGGCGGGGAACGCACCGTAGGACTCAACGAGCCGGATCACCGTCGAAGCGAACGTGTCGGGGATGAACACGCCACCCTTGCTGTTGTCGTTCGGCGACAGGGCGCGGGCCTCGACGTTCTTCTCGTACCACGCACGATCTTCGGCACGGCCAAGGACGTAGCCGCGAATCCAGCGGCCGCAGGCTTCGGCGTCCGAAGACGACCGGAACATCGTGGCCTTGCCGCTGTCACGGGACGGACGGGCAACCGGCTCGACAGCCGCAACCTCGACCGGCTTCGCGGTCGCAGCCACCTTGCCACGGAGCGACGTGATCCGCTCGGCGATCGAGTGCTCGCGGGCCAGTTCGGCCTCGAGCCGCTCACCCTCGGCGGCGAGCTTCTCCATCTCGGCGGCCTGCTCGGCGGAACGGTCCTCGACGGCCGAAAGGTCGGCGAGCATCGCAGCCACAGCGGCGGCGCGGTCCTGAAGCTTCGAGAGTTGAGTGGCCATCCGTGGCGCTCCGTAGTTGTGAACGGTGACAGTCCGTGTCTGTCGTTCACACTACGGGAGCAAAGAGCGACGACCTAGCGTTTCGGTTCTACGTAGAACGAACGGCGGCAGATGTATTCCGATGGCACGACCACCTTGCCACGAAACTCGCAGCACGGGCATTCGACGTAGCGAACCTGCTGATCGCCAGCGGCCTTGCTCGTGTACGTGCGAATGCGGCCACGCTTGCACTGCGGACACGGGTCGCCTGGTCTAGCCACGCAACATGCTCCTGAGCTTGGCAGCCCGCAGGCGAGCCGCCATCCGCACCGCCAGATTCGTCAGCGTCTTGCCGTCGTCCACCGGCTCGGCCGAACCCGGAACCTCTTCCTGCTCAGCCATCCACGCCTCCATGCTGCGCCGGGCCACAGCCGCAGACGAAGACGAGTATGCCGGGTGTGTCACCACCGACACGTCGAACAAACCAGACACCTCGCGGATCGAGCGACGCGGCATGCCGTCCTCGCCCGGTGCCCACGACTGCCCCTTCTGCTCCACGGTGAACGCAAAGGACGAGCCCCGCAGGTCGCCGCGGGCAGTCAGTTCGCTGATCGTGCGGCCCAGTTCCGTGTTCGGCAGGACGACCGAGTACCGCAGCCCCTTCTCGTCACTCGACAGTTCCAGCGTGCCCGACGACGTGCGACCGAGCAGCTGGTTGGCGTCGTGGTTGAACAGGGCCACCACGTCCCGCTTGCCACGCTGGCGGTTGAGCACCTTGTCGAACGCCCCCGGCAGGATCGTCTCGCGGAACCCGCCCAGGTCAACCGAGGTGGTGTTGTAGCGGACGGCGTAGCCAGACAGGACAGTGCGGCCGTCGGCCCGAGTCTCGACAGCAACGCCGCCGTCGTCGGCAAACTCCCAATCGCGCCGCTCAATGTTCGTCTCGTCCATGGTTTCGCTCCTGTCGCCTTGCTCGCTGTCCAGTTGTTTGACCTTGTCGCCAGACCACACACGGGCGGCATCGCCGCCCCATAGCATCCACGCCACAAATCCCGGCGTTTCCTCCCCCGCCTTGTTCCAGCCCGGCCGGCGGTCGGCTTCGTGCCGAGCGAACCAGGCGGACATTTCGCGGACGTGTTCCTCCGTGAGTTCCTCGCGGGCGGCGATGATGTTGGCCCGGCGGACGGTCTCGGGCTTGAGCCCGTCGCCGCTCTTGCCTTCGTTGTGCAGCCGCAGCCCGGTGCGTGCTGCCTCGGCCATGCCTGCCGTCGGCTTGAGGTCAACCGCCATTGGCGTCCTCCGCTGGAGCGTCAGGCGTGTCTTCAGCCTCGGCGGCCTCGATCTCTGCAGCGTCCTCGACCGCGTCGGCCGGCGTGTCCTCGACCTCGCCAGGCGAGTCGTCCTCCGACTCAGGCATCGGCCCGAGGTTCTCCTTCTGCCGCACCTCTTCGGGCGTCAGCCACCGATTGCGGATGGCGATCTCATACGCCTGATAGCGGGTCGTGATGTCCGACCGCAGCAGCCCTTCGACCAGGAACTCCGCGTACAACTCGCCGTCCTCGGGCAGCACGTCCCGCTCGATGGCACCCTCAATCCGCCGCAGCCACGGGGCGATGGTGAACTTCTCGAACGACACCATTTCGCTCTGTAAATTCCCCCAAGTTGCTCTGCCCAACTCTTGGATCATGTGTGGAGGCATCCGCCAGATGCGGCAAATCGCAAGCAGCGATTGCATCCACAGTTCCGCCAACTGGCTTTCCTGATTGGTCGCCGTGATCGTGTCGGCCTTCAGGCCGTTGCTGAGGACCGCCGTCTCGCCAGCGTTCCTCGCCCCCTTGTGCCGGGCGTTCCACGACTCGCGGAGCCCACGCCGCTGCTCTTCGTTGAGCACCTGGTCGGTGGTCAGGATGAGCCCCGGCTGAGCGTTGTTCCGGTAGAACGTGGCCGCGTAGCCCTCCAGGCTGCGGGCCAGGCTGATCGCGTCCCGGCCCAACTCGATCGGCACCTCACCCCGAATGCCGTCGAAGGACAACCACGGAATGTGGCAAATCTGGTCATCGCGGTAGATGGTCTGCCGGCCCGTCTGCGGGTCCGTGTGTAGGTACGTCTTCGTGCCTTCGTCGTCCGCCTCGACCTTATCCATGCCGGCCGGGTTCAGCGGCCGCAGTTCGGTCACCTGCCCATCGGGGCCGCGGAACTTGTACTGGTAGGAACTGCCGTAGAACCCCATGTGCAGGCAAATCTGCTCGACCCACTGGTAGCGGGTCTGGTAGCGGTTCGGCCGCTTGGCGAGCACGTTGTAGATCGGCAAGTCCTTGGCCCGCTCCGACGTGTATTCGTCACGCTTGCGGTAGACGTGCAGCGGCAGGCAGGCGACGGTCTCAGCCACCACGCGAGCACACGCCATGTAGGCCGCCGTCCGCATGGCGGTCTCGGGAGTCACCCGCACGCCAGACTCGGCGGCAGCCGCAACAAGGTCATCCCAGCGGCTCATCCGCGTTTCAAGCCAGCGAATCTCGGGGAGCGTCGCATCCATGCGGTTGTCACCAGAAGGACAGTTCGGGCATCGCCTGCGGCGTCAGGCTTTCGCCCATGTGCGAGCCAATCGCCATCACCAGGGCAACCATGCCGTCGATGCGTTCCGTGCTCTTGGCTTTGCTGGGCTTGATGTTGCCGGCCGGGTCGCTCTGTACCGCTACGTTTCCTGCCTGCCAGCCTAGCACCGGATGTCCAGCGTGCCGCAGTTTGCCGTCGATCGTGAGTGCCTCCAGACGCTTCGCCGGGGCACTCATTGACGCGAAGCCCTGTCCGAACATCTGCACCGGCAAGCCCTCGGCCACGAGCTCCTGTGCCAGCATGGTCGCGTTCCACCTGTCGATGGCGATTTGCTTGGGCTGGAACCGGCCGCAGAACTCCAGAATGTCCCGCTTGATCGTGGCGTAATCGGTGCTCTTGCCGTCCGTCAGCCGCAGAAACCCGTCCCTTGCCCATTGCGTGTACGGCACCCGGTCCACCCGCTCCCGCTCCAGGGCATTCGCCTCGGGGCACCAGAACATCGGCACCACGTCGTACCGGCCAGACTCGTCTGGGAACACGGCCACGAACGCCGACGTGTCCCACGTACTCGCCAAGTCCAGCCCCGCCCAGAACGGCCGCCCCTCCAGCGGCTCGAGCTCCCCGCCGCAGGCCGCCCACTGGTCAGGACGAATCCAGCGGATGTCGCTCGTAGTGGGAATGTTGAGCCGATACCGCAGGAAAGCGTTGAGCTTGGTTGCGGAGTTCTCGGCCTCCTTGCAGTCGGCGGCAAATGACTCCTCGCTGATCGTCTCGCCGAGCGACGGGTTGGCCTTGTGCCAGACCTTCGGAGACTTCCAATCATCCTCCCTGTCAGCCGCGTAGATGCAACCGAAGAACGACGGGTCATACGCGGGGTCGGCAATGCACCGCTCCGCGTAGTCGTGCTGGTCGTACCAGAGGTGCGTCTTGTTCGCCTCGCCAGCAGTCGTGATCGACAGCACCAGCGGCTGCCGCCGGGCGGCACCGCCGTACCGCAGGGCATCCCACAGTCGGCGGTCGCCCCGTTGCGCGTGGAGCTCGTCGAACAGCAGGCAGTGAATGTTCAAGCCCTCGGCCCGAAACGCATCCGCCGACAAGACCCGGTAGAACGAGTTGCTCGCCTTGTGGATGATCGTCTTCCGTGAGTCCAGCACCTCGAGCACCTTGCTCAGTGCCGGCGACGAGCGGACCATCGACGCGGCTTCGCGGTAGATGATGCCGGCCTGCTCGCGGTCCGACGCCGCACCGTAGATTTCCGCCCCGGCTTCGCCGTCCGCGAGCAGGGTGTACAGGCTGATGCCGGCGAGTAGCGTGGACTTGCCGTTCTTCTTCGGGATCTCGATGTACGCCTGGCGGTACTGTCGCGTACCGTCCGGCTTACACCGACCGAAGATTTCTCCTAGTACGTACCTCTGCCACGGCAACAGCAGGAACGGTTGCCCGGCAGTCTGGCCCTTCGAGTGCTTCAGCACCGTCTCGAAGAAGCGGTACACCCGCTCGGCCTTCGCCTGGTCGATGCCAGGGCGATGCCTAGCCGTGGGCGGCGAAGAACTCTTCGAGCTCGTCCTTTTTGACTTCGACTTGCGTGGCAAGCTTCGTTCTCGACGAGGGGGTCAGCCCGAACTCAGACAGCAGACTAGCCTTCATGGCAACCAGCGAGCGGTACATCGGCCCGGCCGGGTTGGGCTTGACGCCGCCCAGGTCCGTGTGCATCACCGCCCCGCCTGCCCGCAGTTGGAGTAGGCACGATTGCTCGGCGGAGTGGACTTCGCACAACGTCGCCAAGGCTTCGCCGTCGCCGGTCGTCAGGACACCCATCCGAGTCAGGATGCCGGCGAGCTCGTGCCACTTGGCCACGGCCACCTCGTCAACCGCCAGACGCTCGGGCATCGGCGGGACACCCGGCGGCATGCTCGGCTCGCGGCCGACACGCTTTTTTGCGGTCCCCTCAAGAATCCGAAGGCCCGTCGGTTTCGGTCGCCGCCCTGCTTTTGCCATGGTGGCCTCCGGCTAATCGGCCGGCTAAGGGCACGTCCCGTGCCGCTAAATGTGTAAAAAACCCCTGCGATTTCGATCCCGCGTACGCGCGGT